TATTTAACCTCGTGACTTATGTCACGACTAATGAACGTCTCGTCCCAATCGTGAAACAACGCTCTATTCATGCATTTCACCTTCAAAGCGTTCCATTCCGGATTGTCAAATCCGGGAAACACGTCGTCCAGCAAAACGCTGCAAAATACCGTAGTCTTGTAACTGTGAGTGCTCACACTTTCACTTCTTACGGTTTCTTTGTCCTCCCACTGCATTATCTTGTCAAGTTTTGACAGATGCTTTCCGTTGTAAATTTTCTCTAACATTTTATTTTCCTTCATTATTTCTGTAACAAATAAACACGAGAACTCGTGTTACTATAAACCCTGCGTTCATTCGTGAACTTGTCTTTCTTAACAACTCCTGAAACGGCTATCAACTTGTTCTTAAGCAAATCAACATCGCAAGGCAGTTTCTGATATGCGTCATCCCAAAATGTAATCGGAATTACCATATTGTTGCAATCCAATTTCAAATTGCACATCACACCACCTTTCTTCAACTCCTTCGTTCCCGTGAATATGCACTTACCTACAACAGTCACTTCTGAATTAAGCGTGGTAATCAAGAAATCTTGGTCAGAAACGTAATGTTCTGCAACACGACGACTCGGTATCATATCACGCACCATACTTTCGTAGTCTATCTCGCCGAATCCCGTAAGACGTTTCTGTTCTGTAATCCAAAACGCATTCGTCTTTGCTTCGTTGGTTTCATACTGTTCTGGTAATTTGTCTCCCTTTGTTTCCAAAAATCTTTGTAACAACTGACGACGGTCACGCTGATTCTTTATGCTTTCAAGTAAGTCAAACGCTCCGGCAATAATCAAACTCTTTATCACAGTTTTATTCACCTTACTCGGCACACGACTGCAGAACTCATCAAAACTGAAGAACTTACCACCTTTGTTGCGTGTCTCCAATATGTTTTGAACCGCCACGTCTCCGCAACCCTTAATCTTTGCCAAACTGAAGAATATACGCTGTTCCTTTGCATCACAAGTGAAGCCACCGTCAGAATAATTAATGTCTGGCGGACGTATCTCGATTTCTGCTCCGCACTTCTTCATTTCCGACAGACGATACGGTATTTCACTCTCGCTTGCATACTGTAATGACGTAGTCCAAAATTCCAACGGATAATTCACCTTCAACCATTGCGACCAATAACTTAAGATGGTGTATGCTGCAGCGTGAGACTTGTTGAATCCATATCCACTGAAAGCCAACAATTTGTCCCAAACACGTGCGGCATATTCCTTGTAATCATCTATTCCGTGTTCTTTAAGCAACTGTCCATACCCTTGCTTGAACTTGTCACCAAACGACGCAAGCGTCTTTACGTCCTTCTTCTTAATCGTTGTTCGTAACACATCGGATTCAACTGGAGTCAAGCCACCGACAACGACTGCCTTCATAATCTGTTCCTGATACACGTATAGACTGAACGTGTTGTGTGTAATCTGTTCCATACCGTAATCATACGTCGGTTTCTTCTTACCACGCTTTATGTCGGCAAAATCTTGATGCGCACCTATATCCATCGGTCCGGGACGAAATAGAGCAGTCATTGCTATAAGGTCGTCAAGCGTTTTCGGTTTCACTTGACGACAGTAGTTCATAAGACCGTTTGTGCCAAACTGAAATATATCTTCGTTCCAACCTTGCTGAAAGAACTTGTAAACATCATCGTCATCAAACGTAACGTCGTTCAAGTCAAGCGTCTTTTTAGTGTTTTGTCTTATAAGTCGCAATATACTGTCAAACTTGTCCAACTGATTCAATCCCAATATGTCTTCCTTCAAGAATCCCGACTTGTCTATGTACTTACCTTCCCACTCGCTAACCAACATTCCGTCTATCTCCTTCACGGGCATCCAACCGTATATGTCTATCTTGTTACCACGTGAATCTGTCTTCGGTACGATAACGACTGCCGAAGGGTGAATTGATTCGGCACGTGGTTGCAGAAGTGCGTACTTCGTCAAATGTACTATATCTGGATTCTCTTGTACGAACTTGAATAGCGTCTTACTTTGCGTTGCATACTTAATAAGGTCTCCCCACGTATATTCTATCTGGTCATCAATGTCCTTTGTCAATTTGTTCGTGTAATCAAAGGAAAGACCCTTCAATTTGCCGAAATCCTTTATACACGTCTTCAGTTTCATACGTGTATATGTAGCGATTGAGCAGGTGTGAAGTTCACCGAAACGTGCAGAAATGTAACCTTTCACGACATCACGATATTCGGCAGGGAAATCGACGTCGATGTCTGGCATGGAGTCGCTACTCTTCGCACGCTCACCACTTACACGAGTTTCGTTCAAAAACCTCTCAAACATCAAACCGTATGGAATAGGGTCTACGTTGGTTATTCCCAAGCAATATGCTATTAGACTTCCACACACACTGCCACGTCCTGGTCCCGTTGATATACCGTTCTTGTGGCACCAATTGATGATGTCCCACAGTATCATAAAGTAATCGCACAGTCCGTTTGGAACTATTACGTTACATTCGGTTTCAAGTCTTTTCAGATATTCTTCTTTTTTCTTTCCACTCAGCGTCTTAAAATGTTTGTTGAACCCTTTCTGTACTTCACGAAAAAACAATTCCTCAGCACCTTCCTTACAATCATACGCAGGAAGTTTACGTTCTCCCGTCGGTATCTTGAAATCTATTCTGTCAGATAACTTCACCGTGTTTTCAACGGCAATTAGAATAGTCTCCAACAATCTATCATTGTCAAGCCACTCACCATAAGATTCAACGGTTTGTTTGCTGCTTTTGAAGAACTGATTCTTACCCGAAGGCAAAACCTTTCCTGCTATCTTATTGAGCATTGTACGTAGGTTGCTTTCATCTGCGTCAAGATAGTAACTGTCATTCACAAGTATCGGTTTCAAACGCTTGCTCCAATTGCAAATGTAGTTGTCTATATTTTGCAGATGCTTCTTAAACAACTGTTGTGAATCATATTCAACCGTGTCTATCTGATAATATACGTCTTCAAAGACAGCATTGTACTTATCCATCAGTCTACGGCAATACTTAATGTCATCGGAATGAAAATTGAACTCGCTCTCCTTACCAATTACACAAACCAAACCTTCTGCGTGCGTAAGTAGTTCTTCCTCAGTAACGAACTGCTTGTGGTCTACATTTATGAACTTATTGATAAGAAGCAGATTTCTCCATCCCCTGCCATTGAATACGTACAATTTCAATTCAAAGGTCTCCTGAATGTCAAGCGTGCTGTCGTATCGTGGTGCAACACTGACAGTCTCACCTATTATACTCTTCAAACCGTGTTTCTCACATACGGTCTGAAACGGTAATGTACCCGACAGCGTGTTCGTGTCACATATACCTAATGCACGACAGTTCAAGAATTCTGCCTTTCTAACCCACAGTTCAGCGTTTCCGCTACCGTTTAGCAAATCATATTCTGAATGTACTCCGAGATGCGCAAACGGTATGAAATCAGCATCAACACTTTTACCAATGTAGCGAAAATCGTTGAATTCTGGTACGTATGCCTCTTCGTTGTAACGGTCTTTCTCCTTTTTTAGATTTGCATAATAGAACTGTCTGCCAAACTGAAACAATATGTAACGAACATCCTTGTTGTCTTCAAGTGCATCAAGTTCATCGTCTGTTAGTATGAACTTGAAATCGTCATCAATTACCTTACCGTCTTCACCGCCAACGTAAAGCATCAACCCTATTGCCGTGTTCAGCAATCGTGATTCTTCATCAACGACCGTCAATCCAATACAGTTCTCACTGCACCAATTACGCAACTGCTCCATCATAGTTTACCAAGTACATTTCCTATCTTGTCAAATGTCAATAAGACGTGGTTCTTCATCGTATGAGTCTTCACCCTTGCCGCAAAGAAGTTCATAGCCAACACCGATATATCCCAAAACTTTGCCTCCTGACCTTCAACAAGGAAATTGAAATTCACATCGTTGTATATACGCTCAATGCATTCAAATCGTACATCATCCCTCTTTGTCTCAGACACCACGTTCTCAAGAATCTTCTTATACTCAATGTACAATTTCAACAGACAATATACGTCCCACAGATACAAGGAGAATCTCTTCACCATGCTCTCGCCTTCCACGTCAACCTCTCCATGCTTGTAATAAAGCATAAGATTTGATATAATGCAATTCAGTGCCTCGTCAACTTCCTTCAACTTGTTTGTAGCAGTTCCTGAAAAGAAATCACAACACAAACGACGATGCTCTGCAACGTCATACAAATCTTTCACATCACCGTTTTCAAACCTTTCAAGCATTGTCTTTGCCGCATTGTTCCACGTATAAATATGTAATGACTGTGAATTGTGTGTCTGTGTACCGAGTTCCACGCTCAAGCACTGTGACATAAGTTCTGTCATAAAACTGAACTGAAATATGTTCGTAGATAATCCAAAATGCAAATCGTTGCTACGATTCTGTATTGTCGTGATGAGTTTCTTATCACGAATCTTGAACATCAACATATCGTTACACGGCATATCCTTCGTTGACACACCCAAATCAAGCAACGGATTCCATATTGATATTACTGCCTGACGTGTCTTTGGATTCTCATCAAGCAAACGTAACGTCTCACGTAATTGGTCAAATCCGCAAAAACTGTTCACGTTCTTACACAGTTCTGAAGGCTCGCCCCAATGACGTATGCGAAATCCATACGGTGCGTGAAACGTAAAACTGTCATCACTGTACTTCACCATATTTTCGTTGAAAATCTTCAAGAACTCAACATCCTTACGACCGACGAATATCCACATTGCCTCGGCAAGCAGAAAGAATACATTTATGTTGCGACCGTAACCACCAACACAACGACGATACGGATTCAGTATGTGCGTCTTAACGTCAAGCATCTCATATACATCACCGTCTCTTGACTCTTGTAACGGTGTGTTCTTCATAATGTAATTGTTCACCAACGGATAGATACGTGAAAAAGTTTCTGCCGTAACATTATGCCCATCTGCGTCAAATTTTCTTATTTCCATATTTTCATTCATAAATAAAAACTTTTTAACATATAACGCTGCCAAAAGAAAAGACACGCCACCGAAGCAACGTGCCTTCTCACAATACAGATGGATACAGATATTATTTACCTTTGTTGTTACGTTTGTTTCCTGCTTTGATGTTTTCTTCCATCTTAACACGGTTCTCACCAAGTTTCTTGTCAGACTTTTGCAATGAATTCTCAATCTTGTCTTTCAATTCATTGAAAATTTCTATTGCTTCTTTTACGGTCATACCTTTCTTTCCAGGAGTACCATCCCAAGCAGTGTCAATGTCCATAATTTCTTCAAGCAATTCTTTTTTCTTTCTCAAGCACAAGAACCAAACCGAACATCTGATTTCACCGTCTTCACGTCTCGTCATATTCTCAAACGTGAACACACCTTTCTGAGAATTCGCACCTTTGTACTTAATCGTCACACCTCTCGTGTTCAACCAAGCGTACAGATATTCTTTCTCTGGGAATGTTTTCGCAAGTTCAGCAATTACCTCTTTCTGGTCGTCTATGTTGTTACGTGGGTCTAATTTCTCTCCACGTTTACCGCCTTCCTTCTTTTCAGATTTCTTTTCTGGCTTACTGTCTTCTTTTTTAGAAGGTTTCTTCACTTGTTTAGGTTCATCTTTTGGTTCCTCTTCAGTAGGCTCTTTTTTAGTTTCTTTCTTTGTCGACTTTTTCGGTTCTGGTTTTGGTTCCTCCTCTGGTTCTTCAGTAGTTAGAACAGCAGAACGAATCTCTTCACGAATCTTGTCATCGTCCCACGATTTCATTACTGTAATCGCAAGACCGTTCGTTTTAATGTACTTTTTCAATGCCGTTCTGTCCATACCGTCAAACTCATCGCCTTCTGGTTCTTCAACAGTTTCTTCCTCTTCGGTTTCATCTGTTGTTTCTTCAACTGCCTCAGAAAGTAGTTCTTCAACAATTGCTTCACCTTCTTCTTTTGGTTCTTCTGCAGTTTCATCTTGTAATGCTTCTGCAATTGAAAGAATATAGTCAAAATCCTCATCTTCCATTCCCTCACAACCGCTCTTTGCCAAAATTTCAAGCAACGCTTTACGTGCTTCTTCTTCTGACTTTGCGTTTACCTTAATGTTACGTAGACGCTTTTCCGTTTCTTTGCTCAATTTTGTTGCCATACCATTTTAAAAATTAAAAATTATACATAAATTAAATTATTCCTCGTCTAAATTGTAAGTGGCATAAACCATTCTTGCCTTCTGTAACTCCTCACCGTGTTCTACAATAAGTTTGGCACGTTGTTCATCAATTATCGTACGAACTTTCTTACAGTTGCCATCACCACTTACTTGCTTAATAACTTTGCCAATTTTATTTTCGGTATATCCTCGTAAAAATAAATTGAATGCAACACGCTCAACACCTTGTAAACATTGTAACAAGTCAATGTAATTGACCTTGAATTCGTTGTGGCTCAAATCAACCGTACAATTATCTTCTGTACCGTAGTCGTAGTTCATTTCATCTATACTACTGTGAAGATTTTCAATACTGATTGTTCTGGCGAAATCACGAACACGATTTGCACAAGCAGTTTCCAAATAGTATTGAAGAGGTACGGGTTTCGTTGCCGTACCCTCCTGATATTTAATCCACCGACGACCGTATGCCTTAATGGATTCAAATATCTTTATCTTCAATTCCTGTAATATGTCTTCGTACTCAAATGCTGTACATTCGTAGCCGAACACCTTGTTTGCATACTTACGAGCAAGTGGTTCGTATTTCTTGTAAAGAGTTTCTACCGTTGATTCCATATCTGTATCCTACAATTTGTTTAACAATTTGTCAATTCCAACACCTGACCGTCATAATAATAACCGTCTTCTATTAAGCGTATCAAACCTTTCTTAACCAAAGAACTGAGATACCCCTTGACCTCGGACGGTTGAAAACTACCACGCAACTCGTTAAATACATCATCATTACTGTACTCTCCGTTGTTACCACCGTGTAATTTGCTGACACGTTTTACTGCCAAGTAAACCAAACTCTCATTAGAGTTCAATTTTACAACATTTAATTTCTTTTCCATCTTTTTACCAATTAAATTTTACAATCTGTTTTGTTTACTTTTACGTAAACAAAATTATACTAAAAATTTTGAATTACCAAATTTTTTGCCAACTTTTTTTAATTATTTTTGAAAAAAGTTCTGTAACCCTCGTAAAATAAAGATTATAAAATTCTACGAATTTTCGGATTATTCATCTGGTCAAGAACAATCATCTTATCTTTGCTGTTTATGTTTTGCAAACGCATCTCAAATCCGTTCACGGCAATCAACTTGTATGCCTCACCGTCGTAAGACCACTCACTTCCAATACTGTAATAATTCTGAACATCAGCAAATGTCATATTAAAACGTGGCTTGCCGTTATCATTGAACAGTTCTATACGAACCTTGCACATAAGCGTATCATCTGTGAATATGCTCTTCAATCCGTTACGTTTTGCAATATCATCTATACGCTCACGCTTGCATCCGCAAACCTTCGTGTAATATCTTTTATCTCTCGGTGAATAATAAACCTTCCTTCGCCACTCGCTTATAATATACTCACGTTGCAATACGTCAAAATATTCTGCAATAGAAATGTTACGTGTCTTTTCCATACCGTTTATCTCTTCAATTTCGTTATTACATTCTGGTTGAATTCAGCAGGTTTCTGTGTGTGTCTGAAAACTTGCAACGCCTCTTCTTCGGTGCATTCATCTATGTCTTTTTTCTGTGTGAATGTTACCGTCGTGTTGAAATAGCCGTTCAACACCTCGGCATACTTACGAATCTCCTTGATGGCGTCTATGTCATACAGAAGAACCACATTCCTGACGTGCTTCAACGTCAACTTATATATTTGCGTGTCGGAAATCTTCTTTCCAAAAGTTGCAACAC